GCATCTAGCGCACCAGGATCAACAGGTAATCCATGTGCGTTAACATTTTCAGTATAGAACGTGCTGGTGTCATAGCCACTCTTAGGTACATCTTGTTCTGCACGAGTGACGATAGCATCATTGATCTCGATGTATTTGTTATAGGTGCTGATAACTTCGCCTAGAGTATTGGTATTTGTTTCGTCGTTGCTGGCTGGTAAATTATTAAGTATGTCTTTGTATTCTTGGCTGTCTACCAATGGTTGTAGTTTAACACGCCATAGGTGCGGCCACCAAGTCTGTGCGAATCCTTCCGCGGCACGGCTAGCGTCATTGACCACATAGAAGCGTTTGAGTGCGGCGCCAATACCTTCATCCAATGGATAGTAGTCTATTAGATTTGGTAGTTCTAGCACATCACCTACCATGAGCTTGCGTCCGATGACGTCAATCATGTCATCATAGTGGAACACAGAAAACATGGTGTCGCCAGTTAGGAATAGACCAAACTGCGTTAGATCAAAGTCATTGTCATTGATACGATAGATAGTTCGCATGGTATAGATACTAGTATCATACTTGCGATCACGGTTTTCTAAAAACAATAGATCTTGGATACCAGTGATGCCCGTAGCACCCGTTTCTGTAGCACTGGCATTGGCCTGTGCCAATGGACCTAGATATTTGTGGACATAGACGTCAACGCCACCCACGGTGAACATTTCACTCATTGTCTTGTTGATGAATTTATCGTCGTTGCCTTTGGTTGGCTTGTATAAACTTAAACGTGGCATTACAGAATCCTATTATCTAGTATTTATCGACATTGACAAGCTAGCCAAAATGTGTTATACTGTATCATGGCTGAAATTACTCAGAGTTTAGATTGGGCTAGAGTTCAAATTGAACTAGAAGCACCTGCACATAAAATGAAACGATATACTGGTGATATGCTGAAAATGAGCAGTGCTATAGGACACATGGTTAAACGGCTGTCAGAAGAGGAAATCAACTGCCGCAGACAGGGCAAGCAAACCCAACGACACAAGAAATTGCTAGAGCAAATCAACCAGGAAATAGCCAATTATGAAGCTTATCTTACTTTTGGTGTGCTGTTAAATGGTTGACAAAACACCCAAAAGATGCTATAATACACATAATAAAGGAGTGACTAAATGCATGATTTTATTAGAAAACTATGGGATAACAAGGCCACAATAGCTGTTATATTGTGGATAGCTGTATTTGCTTGGGTTTATAATTCTAACCCTACAAGAAAACCCATGATCCAACATAAACCTGCCGGAAAAACCATAGAAGAAATCATGGCCACTCCGGTAGATAAATCCCAAGACGCCGCCTGGGACAACGATTTTAAATCAACTGTGGAGCCTAGATAATGAACTATAAATGGAGCCAACCTTATCCCGGCGAAAGCCGTTATGAACGATTGTTCCGTGCCCAACGTATCCTACAGCTATCACGACATGTCATGCTGTTAGATACTGTTGAGCCAGTCAAAGATCTGTCACAAGCGGCTAAATATCTCATGAAGTTTAGATTGGAGCGATAATATGAGTACACCTGTATATATGGAAATTGAAGAAGCCCACAGCATAGTTAAATTCCATGGAGACGAATATGGACATCACAATCTATTTGGTGCTCTAAACAGCATGGAAGAACTTTGGGACGAACTAGACAGCATGGAACGCAGTGCTTACAAAATGGTCAAGCGTGAATTAGAAAAAGAGATATTAAATAAACTTAAAGTCGAAATTACCGAAGACGATGGACAACCAGATTAGTTGACAGATAAAATAAATTCTGTATAATTAAATGATTAACTAAGGAACTAGCATGGCAATCAAGATTGACGGAATGAAAAAGAAAGCTAAAGTTACTAACATCAACTTCAGCGATGAAAAATATACAGGTAAAGAACCTACGTGGGATTATGATCGTGCTTTAACTTTTTCAGACGAAGAATTTGACCATCACCTACGTAAGAGCTTTGCCTACTATAACTATTACTATGGCCCTAGAGATTTAAAGAAATATGTAGTTGCTTGGTTGCGAGAGCATGAAGGTGACAGCGGAGTTCATAAGTTAGATAAAACAACCATTGATCGATATGCCCGTTCAGCAGACACCTTAACACCGTTTACAGTCTGTGCTCTAGTTAAAGCAAATGCGCAGGGCATGCCTTTGCGTGATAAACATGTAGAATATATCCTTGATGCTGTGCATCGTGTGTTAGAGATGCGTGCTGACGATGAAGAAGTTGACGAAAAGAAAGACACAAAGAAACCTGAAGTAAAAATTCCTACCATCCAAGACCGTATGAATGAAGTAGCTAAGAAACATATCTTATACTTTGAAATCTTAGAAGATGCACTATTCGCAGGTGAAACTGTAGATCCAAAAGCCTATGAATATCTAGTCAAGAACCTAGTACCACAGGCATTGATAGGTAAGATACAATCTGTATTCGAGCCACGCTATGCTGAACTCAAAGAAGCACGCAAAGGTGAGTGTGAACAACTTAAAGAAGCCTACGGTTTTATGAAAGCCGCAGACTATAAACGCTATGATGCGTTCTATGAAAAACTGTTCCAAGATTTGACCGCCTACAATCAGACTAAGAAAGCTACCAAGAAAGCCGCGGTACGTAAGCCACCACAAAAAGAAAAATTAGTTAAAAATTTAAAATATCTCAAACAAGACACAGCTCTTAAGATTGTCAGCGTCAATCCGGTAGACATCGTTGGTGCCGAAGTCTTATGGGTTTACAATGTTAAATCACGTAAAATTGGTCGATATGTAGCAGAAGATCAAGGTGGCGCATTGGGTGTTAAGGGTACTGCTATAACAGGGTTTAACGAGTCTAAAAGTGTACAAAAAACCCTGCGCAAACCAGAGGTGCAGCTAAAAGAATTCTTAGCCGCAGGAAAGATCCAATTACGTAAGTTTTTAGATGATATTAAAGCAACTGATATTAAACTAAACGGTCGTATCAATCAAGATACAATTTTGCTAAAAGTACAATAATTTATGCCACTTTGTTATAGTTTCAACACTAATCTTAGCGTATCGATTAATCTAAATTTGGTAGAAAATGTGCCCTCGTTGCTCAAAGACTATAACAACCTAACAGATTTTGCAGAAGAGGAGCATTTACAAAGTCCGGGGTACTGTTTATTTTTAACATATACTTGGGAAATAACTAAAGATATTAATTCGTTTAATAATATGTTTAATAAACTGATATCAGAAATTAAACATGAATATCCAAAAATTACAATACACGTTATATTAGATTCATGGTTTTTAGACGAAAAGTTGAATATTGATGCTCCTATAACTTTTGTTGATTTTTTATTGTTTATGACTTGTTCTGAGAATAATAAACAAAAGTTAGTTGGTATAGATAATTGGAATTTTAATGCATCAAAATTTTTGTTTTTAACTGGAAAATGGGATAAAATTCAGAGAATACGATTGTTCTACAAACTACAGCAAGCAGGATTAATAACTGAAGAGGTATGTGAGTGGTCCCTCTTTGCCGTCGACAAGTCTATTATCTCATCTGAATATGTTCCAGAATTAAATAATTCTCTTCAAGAATTTCTTAAAGTATATGTGCGCTATCCTGACAAATATTCTCGAAATATTGAAAAAACTCAATGTGGCGGCGTATTTTATAATCCTCAACTTTTTCAAAATTCTTTATTTAGGTTAATATCTGAAACATATTTTTCTAATAATAATAAGCCAGTGATTACAGAAAAAACATGGGACACCATTTTTAATCGCTTACCTTTTATAATAGCAGGTAATGTAAATACATTACGCCGTCTTAGAGATATGGGTTTTAAAACATTTGATCAATATCTGATAACAGAGTACGATAATATTACCACCAAAGAAGAAAGACTAAATGCGATTGTAGCTAACACTAAACATTGGATAAAAAATCTAAGACAGTTTAAAGATCAAGTAAACGCCGATATAGAACATAATAAAAAAAGACTTGACGAGTTGTACTTAAAAAATTTAGCACAGATTGAGCAACTTATAACAGGTTATAAATTAAATTTGACTCCCCTAGACATAGTAGACACACATTCATATATGATGTCTTCTTTTAATTTTAAAAAATGGTATAACTTAAGAAAAGGCTCAGATTGGCCAGATTGTCGGTTTGAAAGAGATTTATACACCCTGCCAGATCGTATTAAAGCTGAGTGTGAGAAATTTGGGTATGTATTTAAAATAACAAAAGTATAAAAGTACAAATAAACAATATATCCTCTTATACTACAAACATAATAAATATAGTATAACAGGATAATTTACATGTCTGATTTACCAGCAAATGTTTCAGCAACCACAGGCCTAACAGCAAATCTCAGTCTCACAACTGAAAGCCTATTTAATCCAGCAACAGGCACAGGTGCTGGGCGCATTGCCTTTGATGCTAACCTACAGGCACAGTTAACCACGGTACAAAGCCTGCAAAATGATATCATTGATTACATCCGTCTACGTTTAGGCTATGGTATGATCGATGTTGAAGCTGACAAAGAACACTTTGACATGGGAATCAAACAAGCCCTTATCCGCTATCGCCAAAAGAGCAGTAATTCAGTAGAAGAATCATATGCATTCCTAGATATACATCCTGAAACACAAGAATACATCTTGCCTAATTACATCATGGACGTCAAACAGGTATTCCGCCGTGGTATTGGCAGCGTCACAGGTACGACTGCTAGTCAATTTGAACCATTTGCCAGTGGTTACTTGAACACTTATATGTTAGTAGCTGGACGTGTTGGTGGACTAACCAACTATGAACTATTCGTAGACTATCAAAAACTAGCCATGCGTATGTTTGGTGGCTTTATGAACTTTACCTGGAACAAAGTAACCAAAAAACTTACCCTAGTACGCAAACAACCATTTGGTGGAACTAGTCCAAACAATGCAGTCAGCGAAAGCGTCTTGCTTTGGGTCTATAACTATAAACCAGATATCATGTTGTTGAACGATCCGCAGGTATTTCCATGGATACAAGACTATGCTTATGCATTAACATCTATGAGCATAGGCCAAGCACGTGAAAAATTCGCAAGTATCGCAGGCCCACAAGGTGGTACTAGCCTTAACGGTACTGCGCTCAAACAAGAAGGACAGGCCCTACTGGATAAACTTGATGAAGAGATCAAGAACTATGTAGACGGTGGTCAACCATTAACCTGGATAATGGGTTAAAAACTCTAGACTTTCGCAGCGAATTCCCGTAAAATAGTATATCAACTAAGGAGTAGCTATGAGTCAAGTCATTGGTATCTGTGGACTGATTGGTGCGGGCAAGGACACAGTAGCAGATTATCTGGTTAACCTACACGAATTCCGCAGAGAAAGTTTCGCTAACAGTCTTAAAGACAGCGTGGCTGCTGTGTTTAGCTGGGATCGCGAACTATTAGAAGGCCGCACGAAACAATCAAGAGAGTGGCGAGAGCAAGTAGACGAATTCTGGGCTGATCGCTTGAAGATGCCCAAACTAACTCCACGCTGGGTCTTGCAATACTGGGGCACAGAAGTTTGCCGTAAGAACTTCCATGATGATATCTGGGTAGCCAGTCTAGAAAATCGTCTGCGACAGAGCAAAGATGACATTGTTATCACAGACTGTCGATTTCCCAACGAACTCAAAGCCATACGCAAAGCTGGAGGTAAGATCATACGTGTCAAACGTGGAGCAGAACCCGAATGGTATGATGATGCGGTCAGCATGAACAAAGGTCCCAGCCGCAATATGTCGTGGGCCCTAAGCAAGCATAACATTGAAAAACTTAAGATACATGCTAGTGAAACTGCTTGGATTGGTAGTAAGTTTGATGCAGTATTAGATAATAATGGCTCGTTAGATGACTTATACCTACAGATAGAACAAATATTAGTTAAAAATCAGGCACTAGATCTCCCTGCCGCCATCCTAGGCCCTCGCGAGCAACTTCAAATTGGCAGTTAGCACAGACTGTTTTTAGATTGGTCATGCTGGTATTGTTTAGATCACCATCGACGTGATAGACATATAACTGTTCTTTTAACTTAGCCTTGAACCCACACTTTTCACAGTGTGGTTTCTTTTTATAGCCTAGTTCCAACCAACGAGGCTTGGGTGCTGGCAAATTGCGCTTCTTCCTAATGCAACTATCACAGCGAGTCCTATAGTAAGTCTTGCCATGCATCTTATAGTTAATTGCAACAGGTTTTTTACCACAGATTAGACATATTTTTCG